GACTCGCTGCAATCAGTTGATCTAACCATCCAGGCTGACGAAGTTGACACAACCACTTTTGGTGGCGCGTGGAAGACTGTTACTGGCGGCCTTCGCTCAGGTTCACTAACCCTCAACTTTTACCAGGACTTCGGTGCTGGTTCGGTTGATGCTGTGTTGTGGCCTTTGCTGAACACCAACGCGACTGTGACCATCACACCAACCAGCTCTGCAACTTCGGCAACTAACCCGATTTACACTGCTGTTTGCTTGGTGTCGCAATACCAGCCGTTTGCTTCAACCGTTGGCGACCTAGCGACCCTATCGGTCACCTGGCCAACAAGCGGCACTGTTACTCGCGCAACAGCCTAATTTTTTACCACAACTAAAAAGGAAACCAAATGAAACTCAATCTACGCGCCGAATTTTTGGATGGCAGAACCATTGACCCGATTCCGGTAATCATGCCTGACATGCTGAAATTTGAAGAAAAGTTCAATTTGTCTGTGGCCACTTTGGCTAAGTCTGAGAAACTGACACACATTGTGTTTTTGGCTTGGGCTTCGTTGAGTCGCACTAAGCAGACTGACAAGAGCTTTGAGGATTTCATTGAAACGGTTTCTGCGGTTTCTGCGAGTGAATCCGACCCAAAATAGTTGGGCTTGGCGATGAGTCTGCTCATTGGCTTATCGCCGGCCTTGCTGTTGAAACAGGTATTGCACCAAGTCTGTTGATGCGAGAATCGCCTCGGATGTTGTTTACCATCCAGCGTTATTTGATTCATAAGAATCAGGCGAGATAAAAGAAAACCACCTGCCTTTTATGACAGGTGGTTTCTTTATTCCAGCGACTATTTGGGGGAAATGTGCTGGAAGCCTGTGAGTTGGAAGTTCGGGTGTTGTAGCACTGCACCTGCGGCGAGGTCTAGCATCCGCTGAATGTCTGCTGCGCTGAATCGTGAGTGTTCGATGATGTAGGCAAAGTTGTCTGCATCGGTTATGGCGTTGTATGCCAAACGCACCACGAGTGCTTGCCAGGCTGGATTGTCTAATGGCAGGTTGCCACGCTCAATGCAAACAAGTGCTGCTTCGTAGTAGAAAACATCTGTGAGCTGATCTGCGAGGTCATAGTCTAGGTGGCCGATGGCTGACCAGATTTCGTCTTCACCGGTGGGGTTGAACTTGCTGCCAGATTGCATGATGTCTGCGGTGCGTTCGACAACATCCTGGTAGGCGGTGTGTGCTTCTTTGAAGATTCCCATGATTACCCTTTGTGCTGTTTGTTGGCCAGCGGTTCAAAGATAAGGGTTTGCCTGGCTGTTGGCAAGTTCATCCGCAGGGTTTTTAGATAACGGTTTGATAACGGGGCGGTAGAATTGACCCTATGGCCGAACCACTAAAACTCATAATCGCTAAGTTCAGCGGCGGTGTTGGGCGTTCAGGGGTTGGGGCAGGCGATTTCAGTGTGCAGGACATTCGTGAGCTGCAAAAGCGTTTGAAGGCCATTGAGCCGCGTTTGCGCACCGAACTGGTGCGTGATGTGAAGCGAATTGCTAGACCTTTGGAGTCTGACATCAAGTCGAACATCCCTAGCATTGCGCCGTTGTCGGGTATGGGTAAGGATCGTGGGCGTTTGGGTTGGGGTGTTGGTGTGCCAGCGAATAAGACCCTTATTCAGTTCAGGACTTCGGCTGGTGGCAAGTCTTTGACCACTTCGCTTGTGCGTGTCAAGGTGTCTTCACCGGCAACTGTGTTGGCTGACATGGCTGGTCGTTCGGGCAGGTTTGTTGGTGAGGGTCGCAGGAACGATAACGCTTCGGCTAGTGAGAAGCGGCGTAATGCTTCGCCTGCTAAGGGTGCGAAGTTTATTGAGTCGCTGAACAGGGCTTTGGGGTCGGGTGCTTCGCGTATGGCTTGGCCTGCTGCTGAGAAGTCGCGCGATGCGGTGCGTGTCGCTATTGAACAGGTTTTGCGCCAGGCGTATGACCGTATAAACCAGAAGGGGTTGTGATGGCTGGTTCTATTTTTATTCCGCTGAAAACGGTTCTTGACAATTCGGGCATCAAGAAGACTCAGGCTGAGTTTGGCAAACTGGGCAAGTCGCTGAAAACGGCTTTGGGTGCTGTTGGTGTTGGTCTGAGCATTGGTGCGATTACTGCACAGTTGAAGGCTGCTGGTAAGGCCGCGGCTGAGGATGCTAAGTCGCAGGGGTTGTTGGCTCAGGCGTTGCGCAATACTGTTGGTGCTACTAACGCTCAGATCGCCAGCGTTGAGGATTCCATTAGCAAAATGGAGTCAATGTCGGCTGTTGCTGATGACAAGATTCGACCAGCCTTTGCTCAGTTGGCTCGTGCCACCGGTGATGTGGGCAAAGCTACTGAACTAACCAATTTGGCGCTGAATGTGGCGGCTGGCACTGGCCGTGATGTGAACGCTGTTGCGATTGCGTTGGGTCGCGCCTATAACGGCAACACGACTGCGTTGCAGCGTTTAGGTGTCAATGTCAAGGGTGTCAGTGACCCGATGGGTGTATTGGCTAAACAGTTTGATGGCGCTGCTGCTGCTGCTGCGAACCTTGACCCTTATCAGCGTTTACAGATTGTGTTTGGCAACCTGCAAGAAGACATTGGTGTTGCGCTTCTTCCTTACTTGAATCAGTTGGCTGACTTTTTCAATTCGCCTGCTGGTCAAAAGGCTTTGGAAGAATTTGCTGACAATGTTGGCACGATCACGGTTGCAATTTTTGACCTGGCTGGTTCGATTGTTGAAACTGGCGTTATTGACTTATTAGCCGAGTTTTTGGGTATTGCCGCTAAGGTTGCAAAACTTGATTTTCAGGGCATCAGTAACCAACTAAATGAGAATGTTTATCAGGGTTGGCTTGACAAGTATCTGACGAACCGTGGCCAGTTTGACAAGGACATGGAAGTTCTCATTGAGAACGAAAAAGACTACTATCTGCGCATTAAGAAGTTCATTGACACTTACATTTCAAATGTTGTCAACAATCAGGGTCAGATGGGCAGCATCCGTGCCATTGAAATGGCTGCTGAGAAGGCGCGCACTGCTTCTGGTTTGACTGGTGGCATTACTGGCACAGGCACTGGTATTTCTGAGGCTGCGAAGGCGGCGGCTGCCGCTTCTAAGAAGGCTGCTGAGGCGATCAAGGCTGCAACTAAGGCCGCTAACGAACAGGCTGAGGCCTACATAAAGGCAGCTGAGGCTGCTGCTGACTTTATGTCTGCGACTCGTTCAATGGTTGATGGTTTCCGTGATTTGTTCAAGGTCACACCGGAACTTGGCCAGTTTGAGCAGTCTGCTGTTGATGCGTTCAGCAACATTTTTGACACGATTGATTCGGCGTTGTCTGATGGCGTGATTCTGTCTAGCGCAGCATCTCAGTTGCGTGAGTATGCGGCTAGTGAGCGTAAGACTTTGCAGGCGATTGCGAAGCAGCGTGATGTTTTGGCTGGCAAGATTGATGTGGCTAGAACCATAACGGCTGGTGTTACTGGTTTGTTGAGCATCACTAACTTGTTGGAAACTTCTAGCCGTAGTGTGACTGAAACTGTGCGTTCGATTGTTGGCGGCATTGATGTTGCGGTGACTAAGACTTTTGATGTGGTTGAGTCGGGTGGCCTTGTGGATAACTTCCAAAAGTTGGTTGATAAGACTAAGGCGTTTGCTAAGAACCTGGTTGCTTTGAAGAAGTTGGGTTTGAATAAGCAGTTGTTTGCGCAGCTGGTTCAGGCTGGTGCTGATGCTGGTGGTGCTACTGCTGAGGCGATTGTGGCTGGTGGTTCGGACACGATCTCAGCGTTAAATGGTCTTTACAACGAGTTGGCTTTGTCGGCTTCGGACATTGCGGCTAATGCGACTGACACGCTGTATGAGGTGGGTCAGCAGGTTGTGAGCAACGGCTTTATCGAAGGGTTGTTGTCGCAGGATTCGGAGTTGCAGAGGGCTGCACAGACTTTGGCTGATGCGTTTGCCAGCACCTTCACGACACAGTTGCAGTTGGCTGTGGATGCGGTGTTGCCGCAGGGCAGTTCGATGATTGACCAGGTGGCTGCTGTGAACTTGTCTGGTGGCGGTGTGGGTGGTCGTGGCACAGCGTTCAACGCCGCTTCTTCTGGTCGCGCAACTATCTTCAATGTGAATGTGTCTGCCGGTGTTGTCACCGATCCGAACGGCCTAGCTCGCACGGTCATTGATTCGGTGAAGAAGTATGAACGCGCCAACGGTTCGGTCTGGGTTGCTGCCTAATGCCTGCTGTAACTGAGAAGGTTGAGCTTGGTTTTGATGAGAATGGGCCAGGTAACTTCTTTATTCTTGATGACCCTGTTCAGGGTGTTTTAGACAACCCTGGCTATGTTTTGGGTGGTGGGTCGTTCTTCTACGATGTGAGCGCGTATGTGACACAGATCAGTGTGAACCGTGGCAAGAGCCGTGCGCTAGACCGTTATCAGTCGGGTGTTGTGAATGTTCAGTTCAATAACCGGAACAGGTTCTTTGACCCGACTTATGTGGCTTCGCCGTTTTATGGTCAGATTGTGCCTCGCCGCGATGTGCGCATAACTGCCAATAATGAGTTGGTGTTCTTGGGAACGACTGAGGACTGGAACTTGGATTATGCGCCGAATGGTGATTCGACTGCGACTGTTTCGGCTGCTGACGGTTTCGCGTTCTTGGCTGGTCAGACTTTGACTACTGGCACTAACCCTGTTGAGTTGTCGGGTGCGCGTGTGAATCGTGTGTTGGATTCTGCTGGTGTGGCGTGGCCTGCTGGTGCTAGAAGCATTGACACTGGCACTGCGACTTTGCAGGGTGATGCGGTGACGCCGGCTGATAACGCTTTGCAGTATTTACAGCTGATTGAGTCTTCTGAGCCTGGCGAACTGTTTATTGGTAAAGATGGCAAACTTGTGTTCCAAGACCGTAACAAGACCTTCCCATCGGCTGCTGTGCCGTTGTTGACTGATAACGCTTCGGGCATTACTTATTCGCAGGTGCGTGTCGTTTATGGTTCGGAGTTGTTGTTTACACAGTCCGAGGTGAGCCGCAAAGGGTCTTCAACTATTGTGCAGGCCAATGACTTGTCGGCTCAGGCCGATTATGGTGTGCGCACACTGACCCTGGATGGGTTGTTGCAGAACACTGATGCGGCTTTGGTTGAGTTGGCCACATACTATGTGACTTTGTATGCGCAGCCTGAGTATCGTTTTGACCAAGTTGAAATCATCCTGTCGCAGCTGTCTTTGGTTGACCAGAATAAGATTTTGGCTTTGGATTTGGGTTCGGTTGTGCAGGTGCAGTTCACACCTAATGGCATTGCACCGGCCATCACCAAGTTTGCGAGGGTTATTTCCATCGGCCACACGGCTTCGTTGGTTGATCACAAGGTGGTTCTTGGTTTGGGAACGCTAAACGCAACACTATTCCAGTTGGATGATGTGGCGTTTGGTATCCTAGACACAGGAACATTAGCGTTCTAAGGAGTTATTTTGGCTGGTTCAGGTTGGCGCACTTTTACATCTGGTGCGGTTCTTACTGCTGCTCAGGTGCAGACTTTTTTGCAAGACCAGGTTGTGCAGGTTTACACAGACAGCGCGGCTAGGTCTTCGGCGTTAGGCACGGCTGTTGGTGCTGGCATGGTGTCGTTTCTAACAACCGGTGGTTTGATGGACTATTACAACGGTTCGGGTTGGACTGGGTTGAATTACACAACCATTTCTAACTCAACCGTTTCGGCTTATACCGTGACAGCTAACGATCACAACAAAACTTTTGTTTCTTCTTCGACAGCTGCGCAGACGATTGTTGTGCCGGACTTGTTTGAGATTGGTGAGCGTTTTGATGTTGTTCGTGATGGTTCTGGCACTGTGAGCATTACTGCTGGAACTGGTGTGACTACTTGGGCTGGTGCTGGAACTGCTGGCACGGCTAAGTCGTTTGCGATGGGAACACAGTATTCGGCGGCTTCGGTTATCAAGGTTGCGGCTAACTCATACCGTGTTATTGGTGCGGTGGCCTAATGGGTCTGTTTCCGCTTGGCCTACTTAGCCAGGGTGGTGGTGCTGCTGCTGGTTCGTTTGAGTTGATTCAAACAGCAAACGGCACAGGGTCTAGCGGCATCATTGATTTCACTTCGATTCCTGCCACCTATAAGCATTTGCAGATTCGTTACACTGCAAAAAATACTTCTGCACTTGCAAACATGAACATCACCTTCAACGGTGTTACTTCGGCTAACTATGCTAGGCATAATGTGAGTGGAAATTCAAACGCTATCGCCGCCGCATCAGCGACATCAGCCAATAACATTTCTTTGCTTAACGCCATTACGGCATCAACGACTGCAAACATGGCCACCGGTGGTGTTATTGACATTCTTGATTATGCGACTGCTAACAAAAATAGGGTTTTGCGCGCAATGTATGGAGTAGTGGACACTTCATCAACAACAAGTTTTATGTATTTGGCATCTGGTTTTCTTAATGCAACAACAGCGGTGAGTAGCATTACTTTGACTGCTTCCGCAAACAACTTTGCAACAATGTCGCGCTTTTCACTTTATGGAATTAAGGGGTAATCATGCCAGCAGGCGTTTCAGCATGGACACCGTTAGCGAATACAACGCTGGCATCATCAGCTAACTCGGTGACCTTTTCTGGCATTTCAGGTGCTTACAGAGATTTGCGATTAGTGTTCAGCGGCGGCATAGGTTCTTCAAATGCTTCTTTTACAATAAACAACGACACAAGTAGCACCTATTACTGGAACACGATTGAAGGCAATGGGTCTGCTAATTCAAGTGCATGGAATGGTAACACCTTTGGATCAATGGCAAACAACTACATTCTTTGGTTTAACACCACTGGCATTTTGGTTACCATAGACATTCTTGACTATGCAACTACCGACAAACACAAAACCATTTTGAGCAGAGGAAACAACACAGCTAGGGCAGTCAACGCTGTGGTAAATCGCTGGCCATCTACTGCTGCCATTACCAGTTTTAAATTTAATGGAAATGCCACTAACTTTACGGCTGGTTCAACTTTTGCGTTGTATGGATTGAGTGCATAATGCAACTAATTAGTTCGATAAGCGTGGGAGTCGGTGGTGCAGCGACCATTGACTTCTCATCAATTCCTGGCACATACACAGACCTGATGCTTGTGTTGTCTGCTCGTGCCACAAGCACAACAGCAACAATTACTGTGTCATTTAACGGATCGGCTGCTTCTTTCACTAACCTTTACTTGGAAGGTAATGGTTCTGCGGTTTCATCAACCACTGGAACAACCCTTATTGGGAACGCTTCAATCAGCACTGACACTGCTTCGACTTTTGGCAACCTGTCAATTTACATTCCAAACTATGCTGGTTCGGCTAACAAGAATTTTAGTGTTGATAATGTTTCAGAGAACAATGCCACAACAGCGTTTCAGCAAATCTTCACTGGTGTTTGGGCAAACAGCGCGGCTATCACTCAGGTCACTTTGAGTTTGGCTAACTTTGCACAGCATTCATCCGCATCTCTTTACGGAATCCTTAAGGGTTCTGGCGGCGCAACCGTTTCATAACAACTAATCAAAGGAATAAAAATGGCACTAATGAAAATTGTGGTCAACTGTGAGACCGGTGTGACCGAAGAAATCGAATTGACAGCTGAAGAAGTTGCAGAAGTAGAAGCTGCACAGGCACAGGCTGTTATTGACCAGGCTGCGCGTGATGCTGAGGCTACTCGCCTAGCTGCGTTGAAGACATCGGCAAAAGCGAAACTTGTTGCTGGTGAGCCTTTAACCACCGAAGAAGCATCACTTCTCATCGGGTAAACTAGACCTGTAAACGCACCGATCTACGCCTCGGTTTTATTTTGAGAGGCCGTAATGGATTCCAACAACGACAAGATTTTGATTCAACTCGTTCGTGACATCGCTGAGGTGAAGGCGATGGTGCAGAACTATGCTGACATTGAGTTGCGTGTGCGTGAGCTTGAAAAGGCGCGTTGGCAGTCTGCCTGGATTACTGGCCTGTTGTCGGCTGCGGTTAGCAGTTCGGCTGTTGCGATCATTATTCGTTTGGTGGTTATGTGATGTCGTGCGTGTATGAGCCGTTGCGCATGAAGACCCGTGAACGCCGCGATGAGTTGGGCAAGGCCACGATTGGTGACACTGGGAAGCCTCGTAAAAGGCCGCACCGTGGCAATGACTGGGGTGACCGTGCTGGTTCGGCTGGCAAAGACTTTTATGCGGTTCACGCTGGCAAGGTGATCGGTGTAATCAAGACCGGTGAGCTAGGCCACAGCGTGATTGTTGAGCGTATGGGTTGTGTGAATTCTAAGTGCAAGGGTCGTTTCGATGAATACAACCACAGCAACCAGCCGACCAAGTTGAAGGTTGGTGACATGGTGACTCATAACACGGTTTTGAATCAGATGGGTGACATGGGTTCGCCTGGTGCTAACCACCTGCACATGAGTTCGGCCTATGGGCGTGTGCCACACGAAGCACCTGTTGATAAGTTGGTTGACCTGTTCAAAGACATCGATGCGGCAACGGCTGTTAGACGGGCTGAAAAGGCTGCTGCAACGGCTTCTAAGCCACTAATTCAGAATCCAGAGGGTCAGTGATGCGTGAGAAGATAAAAAGCCGTCTAAACGCCGTAGGTGGCGTTTTAGGGGCTATTGTGTGGCGTGGGTTTGGGCTGTTCTTGTTTATTTTGGGTGGGGCTGCTGGCACTGGTGCTGTTGTGGTGGGTGACTGGGTTGTTGGTGTGCTGATTGCCTGGGTGACTTTGATGTTGGGTGTGGTTGGGGCTATCGGTTATGCGATTGCGACCACCGGTGCTGCGACTGAGGCTGATGTGGCGAAGGCTGCTCAGGATGCTGTGCAGAAGGCCAACGAAACTAAGAAATAGTTTCGGGTGTGGCCAGTCGTTCGTGAACGGTCAAACCACCAATGATGCCGTATGGCACAGCTGCTAACAATCCCCAATCGCGGCAGGGTTTCAGTAACGGACATTCTGCGCATAGGTTCTTTGCTACCTTTTCGGCCATGTCATACATTTCTGGGTCTTCAAATTCTTCGGGGTAGAACACTTGTGGTAGTTCTTCGCATGGCGATCCGCCGTTGTCGCGTTGCAGTTCCATGAGCCGTTTGTAGGCGTTGTCTGCTGTTTGTCGGTGGGTGGCCATAACATAAACCCTAACTGCGAGAAGGGTATTTTATGGCAAAGTTTTTGGGCAAGCACGAGTCGGGTTCGGCTGAGTGGTTGGCGTTGCGTGAGGGTGAGGCGGTTGTGACCGGCACTCTTGTTGGGCAGATTTTGGGTTTGAATCCGTGGGAGTCTGCGTTTACTGCTTGGGCTAAGGCCACTGGGAAGATTCCTAATGAGGTGAAGCAGTCGTTGGCGATGCGGTTTGGTCAGGTGTTTGAAGACCCGATAAAACTTGTTTGGTCTGAGCTGAATCCTGGTTATGAGATTGTGAGCGATGTTGGCACTTGGGCGCATGACGAGTTTGATTGGGCTAGGGCGAATCCTGATGGGTTGCTGATTTACCCTGATGGCACTAGCGGCATTTTGGAAATCAAGACCAGTCGTGTGCCGTTCGATGAAGTGCCACCACATTATCGGGCGCAGGTGCTTTGGTATTGCTTTGTGATGGGTGCGACTAAGGCGAAACTGGTGGCGTTGTTTAGTGGCAACGATCTGCGCGAGTTCGACATTGAGTTTGACCAGTGGGAATTTGATGCGATGTTTGCGGCGGTTGAGCGTTGGCGCGACTGTGTGCTGAACGACACCAAACCCGACTGGGATGGGTCTGCCAGCACCTTTGAAACGGTCAAGGCCATCAACACTGGCACAGCTGACACGGCTGTTGACCTGGGCGATTTGGGTGTTCATGTTCAGAACGCACAATCAAACTTTGACAAGGCGGCTGAGTTGCTGACAGAGTTGAAGTCGCGCACCATCGATGCTTTGGGCGAGGCCAAAACTGGTTTCGTTGATGTCGGTGGTGAGCAGTATGTTGTTTGCACCAGAAGCGTGAATCGCAATGGTGTTGTTTCACTAACTATCAAGAAGGGTAAAAATGTCTGAGAACATTTGGGAATCACAGCTGGAAATCAACAAGATTTGCGACAAGCGAATTGCGTTGTTGGATCAGCAGTTGTCTGCGGTGACTGCTTTGGTTATTCGCCAGGGTGAGTTGTTGCAGGAGTTGGCTAAGTTGGCTGCGCCGACACCACCGGCTGACTCCACGGCAAAGCACCGTGCGAGTGACATTGGTGAGATGTAATGGCACAGTTCAATCTGGCCGATTACGAAACCGTTGAGCAACGCCATGCCAGAGTCATTGCACAGTTCCCCGACCTCCGCAGCATCATCATCAATCACACAACACCGGCTGACCGT